AACGCCGCGACGAGCTTGGTCGGCTTGCTCGAGCACGGGAGCTCGACATCGAGCTCGGCGAACGTCGCCGCCTCTCCGCCGTAGTTGCCGGCGATGAGCCGGACCGTGCCCGACATCCCGGGCGCGGTCGCCGATGGCACGACGCCGGCGCCGTGCGCTTGGTACTGGAAGTCCGCGAGCGCGCCGTCGTTATCCCAGAGGAACGTAGCGAGCCCATCGACGGCCCATCGCTGCGCGGCGACGAGATGGAGCGAATACGTCGTCTTGCCGACGCTCTTATAGCTCCCGGTCGGGCAGAGCGTGACGTACTCGACCTCGTCGCCGGGCTTGCTGATGATCTCGGCCGTGTGGATGTCGCAGTTGTATTCGGTGCGCAACCCTGTGCCCGGCACGACGAGCCGGAGGTTGAGGGTGACGTCTTGCATGAAGAGCGGCGAGCCGGCCATAGCGGGATCCTCCTACGTGCCTATCTGGATGGTCGCGATCGAGCCGGCGTACGGCACGCCCGTCAACGTGTAGTCGGTCGGCTTGCTCCACGTCGGGAGCTCGCAGCCCGTGACCGTCCGGAGCGCGCCGTCGATCGTGTCGATGAGCTCGGCGAGCGCCTCGAGCGCGCCGGCCGAATCGGCCTTGCCGGCGAGCGCCGTGAGCTGCCAGCGCGAGACGCGCCCCGGGAGCCGACGCGGCTCGCTCCACGGGTCGCCGGGCTCGACGAGCACGCCGGGCGCCGAGAGCTTGCCGGTCGTCGCCGTCCGGATGTCGGCCGTCTCGAGCGCCGCGAGGATCCGGGCGCGATCGTCGAGCGCGCGGCTCATGCGATCCCGACGGTCGCGTAGCGCGCGATCAACGGCGCCATCGCCTCGAGGTTGTCGCGGGCGATCCGGATCGCCGCCCCTTGGAGATCGACATATCCGGTGAGCCCGAACGTCGCTTCTCGCCGCTTGTATGCCTCGACGCCGGCGCCGAGCGCGGCGTAGCGGAGCTCGGCCGGGAGCGTGCCCGGTGGGTCGATGATGACCCACACGGCGCCGAAGAGGCGCACGTCGAGCCCCTCCGAGACGGCCGCGGCGCAGAGCTCCGCCCACGTCCGATCCGCCGGCGTCGCCGTCAGCGGATCGGTGTACGCGCCCGACTGCGAGAGGATCTCGTCAGCCGTCACCCATGCCGTCACGGGCCTAGGTCAGCGTGCTCTTGACGATGCCCTTTGGCGCCGTCGTCGCGCCCGTGCCCATGCCCCAAATGGCGACGTTCTGCCCGAGCTTTGAGACGTCCTCGGCCGAGATCGGGAACGGCCCGTCCTCGTGCCATGACGCCGCCTCGCCGTTGGTGACGATGTGCGTGTTGCCGGTCAGGAACGGCGCCCGGACGATCGGGAGCCCGGAGATGTTGATCGAGAGCGTGCTCGCCTGCGCCGTGCCGGCGACATTCGCCGTGCCGTACGCCGACGGCCAGAGATTCGCGAGCCCGCCGAGCCGGGCGAACTCGGTCGGCGAGACGAGATCGACGGTCGCCGGCGCCCCGGTCACGTCGGCGACGATCGCCGACGCGGCGAAGAGGAACGCCCGGACCTGATCGGCCGTGCTCGTCGCGGTGAGCACGAGCGAGCTCCCGGCGACGGCGAGGAGCTGCGCCTCGAACGCCGCTTCGGTCGCCCGCGCGTAGGCGATCGCGAGGATCCGGAGATACGCCTCGCGGTAGCTCGGCCGGCTCCGGCGGATGAGCTGATAGCTCACGTCCGAGCCGCCGGCGTAGGTGTCGATCGGCTGTGATCCCTTGAGGATCTTGACCTTGACCGAGGTGATCTGCGTCTTTTCCGCCGCTTGCTTCGCGACGACCGTGTTGAGATCGAGCGCCGGATCGAGGTACGGCCAGTCGAGCTCCATCCCGGTATCACCGAGCGGCGCCGGGCCGCCGGTCGCGATGACGGCCGGCCGGGCGAACCCGAGGATGCCGGCGACGTCGGGAACCCACGACGGCGGGATGACGCCCGGGCTCTCGCTCGAGAGCTGATCGGCGAGCGCGCGTGCCATGAGCGGCGCGAGCGAGGGATCGGCGTACACGGCGTCGGCGTACTCGCCGAGCGTCGCCCAGCGCGCGAGCGGCGACGGCCCGCCGGCGCGCCCCGTGCCCGCCTCGAGACGCGTCATCCGCCCGACGAGATCGGTGCGGAGCTCTTCCATGCGCGCGAGGAGCTCGGGCGTGTCGGTCGCGACGCGGTAGCCGCGTGCCTCTGGCGGCGCGGGCTCGGGATCCGGCGGCGCCGGCGTCGGCTCGGGATCGCGTGGCTCGGTCATCTCACTCCCTCCGGCCGATCGGACGGCCAACACTGCCGCGCCCGGATAGGCGCCGCGCTCGACGAGCCCGACGCGCACGAGCTGCGCGCGGGATCGCTCTGTGACGCCGCGCACGACGCGCGCCGCCTCTGGCATCGGCGCGAACACGGCCGACGCGCTGCGATAGACGCCGTCGCGGGCGAGCTCGAGGAGCTCGTCGCCGGCGACCGTCCGTGACACGCGGAACGTCCCGTACTGCGCGTCCTCTCGATCGTCGAGCGCGACCGCGCGACCGGCGAGCCGTACGCCGGGCTCGACGCCGTGCGCGCCGATCGCCTCGAGCGAGACGTCGGCCGGCTTGACGCCGCGGAACGCGCCGCGCCGGAAGAGCTCCGGGCCGTCGGGCGTGTTGCCGACGACGTTCCACGGCATGATCCGGAGCTCGACGAGCCGCTCGGATTCCGAGCGGAGCATGAGATCGGCGTCGTGCGCCGCGCCGGTACGGAGATCGTCTGTCATGGCACGAGTACCTCTGGCGCGGCCGGCGTCGGCGCGAGCGGCGCCGGGATCGGGATCGGGACGCCGCGCTCCCAGCCCTCCCACCGATCGACCTGATCGGTCGTCACGAACCCGGCGCCGATGCCGGCGGCGTATGCATCCCAGCGCGCGGCCGTCCCGAGCCGCTCGAGCTCGCTCGTGTTCATGCGCACGGCTTGCGTCGCCGGGAGGAGATCCGAGAGCGCCTCTTCGATCGGCGCGAGGTAGACGGGTTGGAGCGTCACGCGGGCGAACGTCATGAGCGCTTCGGCGACGTTCTGGTACGTGAGGCTCGAGCCGCCGAGCTCGGCGAGGAGGAGCTCGGCCGGGAAGATCCCGAGAGCCCGGGCGACCTCGAGCACGCCGTACTTGCGCGTCTCGAGGAGCTGCGAGCTGCCCGGATCGACGCCCGTCTCTTTGAGATCCCAGCCCTTCGGGAGCACGGCCGGCGAATGATCGCGGTGATTCTCGATCCACTTCGCTTTGACGCTCGCGGCGAGATCGTCGGTCATGACGCCGTCGTACTTGAGCGTCACGGCCGGGACGGCGCCCGTGTCGAACCAGTCGCCGGCGTAGAGCTCGGCCGTGAGGATCCGCGCGAGCGCGTCGTCGATCGTCCGGAGCGGCGAGCGGCCGTGGAGCTCGCCCGGCTTGCGGCCGATCGCGACGTGGAGGATGTCGCGCCCGGCGATGAGCTCGCGATCGGCCCAGTGGTATGACCGCGTGAGCCGGCTCTCGTCGGTCCAGCCGACCTCGACGCTATCGGGCGGGAGCACGATCGAGATCTCGGCCCGGCCCGCGGCGTCGCGCCCCGTCCGCGGTTGCCACAAGAACGCCTCGCCCTCGTCGATGAGCGAGCCCGTGAGCTGCGCGATGTATTCCTGCCGCGTCATGTCCGGCGACGGTCGCTGCAGGATCCGCGGTTGATCGGCGAGCGGGTAGCCGTTGCGGAACGCCACCGGCTCGAGCTGCGCGACGATCGAGATGATGAGCTGCCGTGCCCGGGCGACCGCGGGGATCCCGAGATAGTCGGCGAGCCCGAGCTCGCGGCTCGCGACCTCGTGCGCGATGATCCCGGCGAGATCGGACTCGGACGGCCGGGCGGCGAACCATCGCCGGAATCCCTCGAGCGCGCCCACGAGCCGGACTGTGCGCCATGCCACCTAACCGCGGCCGTGGGCGCCCGTGACGGTAGCCGACGACGTCAGAAGATCTCGGCTTGCGGCTCGGCGAGCTCGGGCGAGAGCGCGCCCCACGACGCCCACACGGCCGCTCGGAGCGCGTCGATCGCGCCGCGGCTCTCGCGCACGGAGAAGTACCACGCGCCCGCCTCGAGCGACGAGCTCGGCCGAGCCCGGCGCGCTTGCGTGTTGAGTACCGGATCGTCGGCGTGCTCGAGCCGGGCGCCGACGAGCTCGGAGCGGAAGAGCTCCGATGCCTTGCGGAGATCGCCCGGCGAGAGCGCGAGCGTCGGGACGTCGGCCGCGACGGCCCACGCGTCGAGGTGAGACGCGACCGCGGCCGCGCGACCACACGACGAGCGCCGGCGAGTACGCGGCGCGGACGCGCTCGAGCGCCTCGAGGAGCTCTGCCGGCCCGACGGTCGAGCCCGGATCCGCGACGAGCTCCGCGGCGAGCCCGGTGAAGAGCGGCGCGTCGGGCGTGTCGATCGCGACGGCGATCGAGGCGCGCGACCATCCGGGATCGCTCTCGACGCCGAGCACGACGCGGCCGGCGAGCGTCGCCGGCGGCGTGCCGCCCTGCCGAGCCCACACGCCCGGCGGCAACCACTCGTCGGCCGCGTCGGCCCAGAGGTTGAGTCGCTCGCGCCGGAACGTCGAGCCCGTCAGCGCGCGGAGCTCGTCACGGATCGACGCCACCGGGAACCGGCCGTCCGCGAACGCCGGCGAGCTCTTGCGCCATGCCCGCGGATCGTCGGGCGCGTCGGCGTCGTCGGCCGCGTACCACGTCATCCCGAACCCCTCCGCCGGCTCGGCGCCGTCGATGATCCGCCGGCCGCGCTCCCAGAGCGCCCGGAGGAGCACGCTCCGCTCGTCGCCGGCGGAGCTGATCTCGAAGATCAACGGCTCCGGGCGCGCGCTCACGGTCGGCTTGAGCGCGGCGTACGTCTCGTCGTCGCGCTGCGTCCGGACCTCATCGAAGAGCGCAAGGTCGATCGAGTAGCCGCGCAGCGCGTCGCGCGCCTCGCGGCTCGTGACGTGATACTCGCGCCGCCAGCCGTGCATAGCCGAGCGGATCCCGAGGTAGCGCGTGAGCGCGAGCCCGCCGCGGCTCTCGTGCCCGACGCGCCGGCCGAGCTCGGCGAGATCCGACAGGACCGCCGTGTACGGGATCCGCGCTTGCGGACGGTTGTACGCGATGCCGTAGAGGAGCGCCCACGCCGGCCCGCTATCGGTCGTCAGCGCCCAGCCGATCAACGCTCGCACCAGCGCCGTCTTTCCTTGCTGCCGGGCCGTTGACACGAGGTACTCGCGATGCACGAGCCGGCCCTCGGCATCGACGGCGAGCGCCCGCGTGATCGCCCGGACCTGCCAGCGATCGAGCTCGATCCCGAGCTCGCGCCGGGCGAACCGCACGACGTCGGCGCCCCACGAGCCCACGGCGGAGCGGGGGAGCGGCGTCTCCCACCGCGGCGCCGGGAGCCGCCCGCGGCGCGCTACTCGCCGGCTCCGAGCGCGCGCCTCTGCGCT